TATGATGAAAATTATATTAGGAAGATTCGTGAGTATATCAAAGTGAAACAAAGTAAAAGTAAACAAATGTATTACAATCCTGGCAGAAAGCGTTCTGGTGGGAATTTTTAATTTTATGGAGGATTTAAAGGATTATGGCAAATTTTGTTTTTAAGGAAACTAAGCAGACTTCTATGAAGATTGCAGGTATCATTAACACAGATAATATGACCATTGACGTAGATGGCGAAGAGAAGAAACTTGCTACTCTTCTATCGGTATTTAACGGTGGTTGTGTTGAAATAAATGTGAAGGTAAAAGAGGAAAATGAACTCGATGAGCCTACTGAATCTAATGAAGAATAGAGAGTAGGTGATTATTATATCTGATTTTACAAAATTGGAAAACGAAAATTATCATACATATATATGGCGATTAGATCAGTTGATAAATTCTGGAAAATATCATAATTGGAGAGAGATAACACCAATGGTTAATAAAGAATTATTTGGTGATGATGAATCTCAATATAGAGATGAATCTGCTTACAGAAAAGCCTGTAAATATGCAAAAGATTTTAAGGAAGCTGGTGTATTTAATTCTGATAATGAGTATTTAAAGGAATTGCAGATTCAAAAACGTGAATTGGAAAAAGAACGCAAGAAGCTTCATAGTGAAAAGCTTGAATATAATAAGTGGCTTAGAGAAGACGCAAGAGATGAACTTATTGCGGAAAAAATTTGTGAGGCAATTTTAAATCTTCCCCTTTTAAATATTCCAGAATATATCAAGCCAATTCATAACACTAAAGCATATTGTTTGGTTTTTGGCGATGAACATTATGGTGCGGAATTTGAATTAAAAGATTTGTTTGGGAATATTATTAATTCATATAGTCCTGAGATATTCGAAGAAAGAATGTATGATTTATTTGATCAAACAGTTGAAATAATTCATAAAGAAAATATTGATACTCTTAATGTATATTCTATGGGTGATTTTTCGGATGGCTGTCTCAGAGCATCACAGCTTATGAAACTAAGATGTGGAGTTGTCGATGGTACTATTCAGTATGCAAATTTTATAACTAATTGGCTTAATAATCTTACAAAACATGTTCATATTAAGTTCCAAATGACTGATGGAAATCATACAGAACTCCGTATGTTAGGTCAACCAAAAGGAACTTTTACAGAAGATAATATGGGAAAAGTTGTAAGAGAATTTATTAAAATTAGATTAGCAGATAATCCTAATTTTACTTTTATCGAAAATCCAACAGGTTATATTTATGGACAACTTGCATGTAATACTGTTATGGGAATACACGGTGAAGTACGTGATATGGAGCGAGCATTAAAAGATTTCTCTAATATTTATAATGTTCCAATTCAGTATTTATTCGCAGGACATCTACATCATTCAAAAGTTGAAGAAATTGGTATTAATTCAGAAGTTATAAATGTTCCATCAATTATTGGGGTTGATCCATATTCTCTTTCTTTGAATAAGACTTCAAATGCCGCTGGAAAATTAATTATATTCGAGCAAAATAAAGGAAAAGTATGTGAATATACACTCAAATTAAATTAGAACTTATTTGCAACAAATATTATATAGAATCAGTTGCAATTAGATAATAAACAAAACAAATTTTGTTAATATATGCAAATATTCTGAATAATTTTAAATTATATAAATATTACGCATAATTTGGCTGACGAAGCCACTATTAGAGGGAGTGTACCTTATATGGACGCTACCCTCTTTTATATTACAAAATAAAATTAAGGAAAATAAAGGAGATTTTAAAAATGGTAAAGAACGAATTAGTAAGCGCAATTGCAGAAAGAATTGAAGGAGCTAAGAAAGGTGATATTGCTCTTATACTTGATACATACGCAGAGGTTATTACAGATACATTAAAGACTGATGCTACAGAATCTGTTCCTGTAGGTAAACTTGGTAAATTTAAGGTTAAGGATGTACCTGAGAGAACAGGCAAGATTATGTTAGGTGACAGAAAAGGTGAGGAATATATAACTCCTGCCCATCAGGAAATCACATTTAAGATGAATAAGTCAGCAAAGCAGCTTTAATTCTGAAGGGACGTGATTAAAATAAATACAGTAGTTGTAAAAGATATCTATGAATTAGCTGATATGGTTAATTCAATGTATCATAATGTAACTTCATATGATGGTTTAAATAATGTTGTCGTTGTTGCAAAGTATTATGAAGCAAAAACATTGATTGAAAATCTTATTTCTGAAAGAGGATATGAGATTGGAAATATCACAGATCTTTCTGATGTTGTAGCAAATGGATATTCTGATGAATATATAGTCACATTATTTGTCAATGAGATTAATTGTGAACCCGCAAAAGTTAATAATAAATATAAAGATATTTATGCAGAAGCTGTTTATGTTTTTGAAGATTGTAATTCAAAGGTATTATCATATATTCATGGTAAAAATATATTTGAAGTGGATATAGATGAAGATGATTGTGACTGTGATAAAGACTGTGAGAATCGTTGCTACTTTGAAGGTAATGAAATTTATGAGATTAATGGCAAAAGAGTTTCTAAAAAAGAGTTATCAAAATACTTAGAAAAGAATATCGAAGAAATGTCAAAATGAACTGAAACTGCTTCTTCTATACTTTCTGAGTATGAATCAGTATATGATGGTCTTAGGAAAATTTATGAACTTGATGATTTGTTAAGATTTTAATTAGCAATATGTTGCGTATTAAGGCGTTAATTAGCAATATGTGGCTAATTAAAAATTAAAAATATTTCAGGAGTGTGTGGTGTTATGCTGCACACTCTTTTTTGTATCCTCTCATAGACCACTAAAGACGTGGGGCAGTCTGTAAAACTGTCATCTTCGGATCGGCTTGGAGCATTACCAAGTGGGAGGACTAGGTTAATCTGTTCGATTAATAAAGAGAATTATAAACATAAAGTTTATCTCTACCTTCAATAAATTAATAGATTGGAGGAATATAATGGCGAGTAAATTGTATAATTTTTCACCTGAACAATTACAAAACTTACTAGATTCAAGTAATACATATACAGAAATTCTTAGAGTAGCAGGTATAAATTCATCAAGTAGTACAAATACGCTAAAAAGAATCATAAATGAATATAAACTAGATACTTCTAAATTTGAAGAAAACAGAAAATTATATAAACAACAAATGGCAAAAATGTCTTTATGTTCAGAATATGATATTGAATCGAAATTACATAGAAATATCAAAGCAAATAGTCATAAATTAAGAAATAAATTAATTGAATTCGGTTACAAAGAGAATAAATGTGAATTATGTGGTATATCCGAATGGTTAGGAAAACCTGTTAAATTACAATTGCATCATATTGATGGTAATCATGATAATAACGAATTATCAAACTTGCAAATATTATGTCCCAATTGTCATAGTATGACAGATAATTTTGGTGTATATAATTCCAAAAGAGTAACAACCATAAAATTGATATGCAAAGAATGTGGAACAAAAATTAATAGAAATAATAAAAGTGGTTTGTGTATTTCTTGTTTGCGTAAGTATAAGCAAGAAAACGCTAAAACTAGGTGTCACAATAAAAAGATAAAAATTTCTTGTCCATGTTGCAAAATAAATTTAATGAATTCAACATCTACAATGTGTGAAAATTGTTATAAAAAATATAAAACAGAAAAATTATATAGTATAGTTTCAAGGAACAACTTAAAAAAATTAATAAGAACTATACCTTTTACTCGTATTGCTGACATGTATAAAGTTACAGATAATACAATACGAAAATGGTGTGATAAATATAATTTACCAAGAAAGGTATCGGATATACAAAAATATACTGACGAAGAATGGAAAATAGTTTAAAAAAGAAGTAGCTTAGTTACCACTATCCTACTTCTTTTTATTATGTGAAAGGAAGTGATTTAGTGGCACATGTAACAAGGGTAAAATATTTTACCAAGGATAAGGAGAAATTCATAAATCCTGATAACTTGAAGAAATATAAAAAATATCTCCAATCAAATATTATAAAAAATCAGGATGTTAAAGATACAACATATAAAAGATATGAAGGATTGTTTCGTCATTTTCTTATGTGGCTAGGCGAAAACTATGGCGATTTAGATTTATATTCAGATGAGTTTATGGAGAATGCCGTTGATATTATGGAGAATTATATTATGTTCTGCCAGGAAACACTTCTGAATCATAAAAAGATTATTAACATGAAAATCTCTGCTGTTAGTTCATTCTATATCTGGTCTATGAAACGTGGTTTTGTTAAATACCACCCTTTTGATGGAAAGCTTGATAGAATGAAGAAAGCAAATGAAGAACATATTTTGAATTCTTATTTCCTTACGGAAGAACAAGTTCAGACAATCCGTAGAGAATTATCTGAAAATGATAAGTATTCAATTCAGGATCAAATTTTATTTGAGGTAAGTTTTGACTCAGCAAATAGAATTGGTGCGTTGTTAAGGTTACAACTATCTAAACTTGATTTAGAGAATAACATGTTCGTAGATATAAGGGAGAAGGAAGGATACCGTACACAGGTGGTTTTCGGGGATGTTGCAAAAGAACTTATTCAAGAATGGCTTGAAATGCGAAAGAATGATTATGACCACTTGGAATGTGATTCATTGTTAATTACAAAATACAATGGAGAATATAAACCTATGGGTGACAGTGCAATCAGAGATAGAATGAAGAAATATGGCGAAATTATTGGGATTTCTGACTATAGACCTCATTGCCAGCGTAAGACTAGGCTAAATCTTGTATATGAGGAAACTGGTGATCTAGCATTAGCAGCCGAGCTTGCCAATCATCGATCCACTGAAACAACTAGAGAATTTTACTGCCGCAAGCAGACCAAAGCAGAGGTTATGAATAAAATCAATGCTCTAAGAAGCAAAAATTCTAATGTTGCTGACGAAGAGAATAAATAATCCTTCCGAAACCACTCAGATATATGTTATCCGTGAAGATACTGAGGATGCCGATGAAGCCTTCGTCTAACACTTCTTCTTATTCCAACACTTCTTCACATAACAACCAAATTTAATAATTTTAACCCCTAGAATACCTATCCCTTTAATTATAATTTTAATAAGAAAAATAACCAAGAATACTTCTCCGCATACAAATGCATATTTGTAGACCACACCTTCATTATTAAATAAAGCTGCAATTATAAATGACATATAAATAATTAGCCCATCTACCCCACAGAAAAATATGAACTTATCGTCTTTAGATAAATACATAACACTTTGTATAAAATTAGGTTCAAGATATCCTAATCTTCTGCGCAGATATGAATTTCTATCATATATGTTATTTTTGAAATTATTGTAGTTATATTTATTATGATTGTCTTTTAATATTATATATGTTTTATGAGTAGATCTGTCAATATATTTGATATTATAATCATTCATATAAGTTGATATATGATTTATAACATCATCTATAGTATTTTCGTTATATTCCTTATTATTATTTATAATTTTATACAGAGGATAATAAATTCGATTATATGCAATTTTCATATTATCTAATGGAACATTCTTATTATAATTATATTTGGTTACAATAAAGGTAAATATACCTGTTATAAGTGCAGGAAGAATTATTTTTAATATTTCTATAAATGATTCCATATACAAAACCTCCGTTGTTTCTAAGTAATATTTTTCTTGCACTCCATCTTCGTATGTGTTACAATACAAAGGAGTTAAAGATAATAAATAAAAAGACACTACCCGTAGAGCAGAACGGTTGTCTTGAAATCAAATATTGGAAAGAACGAATCTAACCGCCATCAGTTTACCAGACCAGGGCGGTTATTTTCTTGCGTTCTTACCAATCTCATATCCAACTTTATATGCTGATGTACATAAAATACTAGCAATTCCTAAAGCATAATAAACGGTTTGAAGTGAAATTGTTATCATTTACAAGTGTCCTCCTTTCATAAGTTCCTTAAAAGGTTTCTATGTGAACAGAGCTTGTACTCTCTGGTGGAAGACAACCGCTCTACCGTCTTAGATAGTGCTAGTATAATTATATACCATCAGACATTTTCTGTCAAAGTATTCCAAAATAAGAGAATTAAATAAATAAAAGAATCACTTAAATAGACAACTAAAATAATTATAAGTCGAATGCCATGGGTTATGCACTCAACAAGACTCTGTGAAAATCCGACGGATTAATAGACCGATAGCACTATGCTGAAATACACGGTTAGAATATGTATTGAGTCAATGTAGAACATTGCAGGTGAAGTATCCTGTTACAGCTTAGTGCACAAGCAAGAGTTATGTGGTACTTTATAATCCATTGGTGTTTCTCTACCAGTAAAAACTTACCAAACAGAGAAAATAAAAGTATCTTAAAAAGAATTTCTTTTGTATGGGTTGAGTCTAACTTGAACCTAGTTTTCTTAATTCTATCGACATCTAGGATTATCGGTGGCTCTCAGCCTTAGAAATGAAAAGATGTTTGTGCCTCTCTGCATTAATGAGAACCCTTAATTGACGGATAAGAGTCATTAAATCTTATTAATTGATTTTTACTCTGAAGACTGAAAATATATAGAGAATAATCAGTAAGCATGGATACCTTGTGTGTCTTAGGGTACTTAGTTTGTACCTGAATAATAACTGGATGTGTACAGTCCAAT